CACATGGTCTCGCCCTCTGGTATCTCTAGTGTTTCGTAAGTGGCGACGTATGTTCCGTCTTCTTGAAGGCACTCTTCTAGGGTTTGCTCAAGGAAAGACCAACCCATGTTTGGGCAGTTAGCGTCTGTCCATGACTGGAGCAAGTCGTCTTCTGACTGTATCGTTACTGAGTACTTCATTAGCTTACACTTAATATTAGCACGGTGTTGTTAGAGCCAGCTACGTTGACAGAAAGGCTGTTAACCGTTGCCCCAGCTGGGAAATTGTAAAGGGTATTTGCGTTAACACCAGTTACGGTTGTAGTTGGTGAGTTCCAAGCGCCAGAACCTGGCTGCCCCCAGAGACTTATTACTCCGTTCTTCTTAAAGCACCGAGCCGAAGCTTGGCTGGCCCCGTATCCGTGCTGGATAGAGTCATCGAAAACATCCCAGTCAGTGTCTGTGCCGTACTGCGCGATATCGTAACTCACGTTAGGGGACCCCTGAAAACCACTCATGTTTCCACAAACGTACAGCCCGATAGAGCCAGTGCTCCCCTTTCTAAATGCTACGTCGTAGTTGCCAAGAACAAGCTGTTGCCAGTCTGTGTCCGTTCCTATTTGAACGACGTATGTCTGGTTACTAAATCTAGCGATAGAAGAGTCCAAATCAGATGGAAATTCTTGCCCAGCCCTACCAAACATAAATAGCTCTCCACTAGAGTTGATTACCATGCAACCGTTGCCGCTTCCGCCAAACTTGAACGAGCCAGCACTGTAGTTTAAGTTCTCACTCCAGTCGGTAGCGGAGGCGGACTTTACTCTTGTAAAAGAGGTAGTAAAACCAGAGGTAGTACCCTGCCCAGTAGCCCCGTAGTTGTTCCTTCCAGCTGCGTATAGATAAGTGTTACTTGCCCCACCTTTGAGAGCGTAAGAATTATAGGGGCCCCCAACAATATCTTTCCAATCCGTGTCGCTGCCCACCTGAACCCAGCTAGTTTGGTTGGTCGTATTGCCGAGACCGAGAGTGCCGTAGTAGTTGTAACCTACGCCCCAAAGGGTTCCGTCTGTTTTGATCGCAAGAGCCCAGCTAGAATAACCACTGTTATTGCATAGAATAAATCTAGCTACGTTTGTCAAGCTGATTTCAAATTCGTTGTAAACGGTATTGCCCCATTTCGCATTCGTGGTGTCATCGCTAGTCTTGTGGTAAAGATTGCCACTAGAATCTAGCGCAAGGATGTGGCCGCTATTCTGAGCTATCTTGGTAAACTGAGTTGTTGATAGCTGATAGCCATAGGCTGGGATATCGCTAAAAAACGTGGCCCAATCAAATGGAAAGCCAGTAAGCGAGAGTCCTCCATAAGCTATCATTCCAGTTGACGGATAGGTTAGTACGTGAGCCTCGCCACCACCACCTCCAGCGCCAAGACCAGAGATGTTTGCGATCTTAGAATCATCAACTCCAATAATCTTACTCATAGCTCAAGCCAAGTGTTGTCAGGTTTGAAGAACACGTAGTTTTTGCTGGCATCAATAACGTAGCCGCATATCCTAACAAAGTCGCCTGTAGTGTAAGCGCTTATATCGTCAGTTAGCTCTCCAGGAGTTTGGCTTATATACAGCACGTCACCTTTAGAAGCTGTGCTAAAACCAGTGTTTGAAGACATCTTAATGCTACCTTCCAAAAGCATTCTGGCTGGTGAGGCGTCGTCAGTAGCTACAGCTAGCAGACCGATTGAAGTTTGCGCAGTATCTGCATCAGCTTCCGTCCAGGATGCAGAGCTAGAAACATAAAGCTTGCCTGCAGTAACAGTCCCCGACGTGTGAAGTTGAGTTATGACTCTGCTACCAGCTCCAACTTCTCCAACAACAGGTGAGGATGGAGCTCTTCCGTTTACCTCCATTTCGTCAGGCCTAAGAGCCCCCGTCACCCTAAGCAACGATCCACTCCATGTGAGGTTTGTGTCGCCTTCGATAGTGTCCGCATCTGTAAATACAGAAATTTGATTGGCGACAGGTGTGCCGAACGTATCAACCCCGCCAGACTGTTCGACCCACGAAGTAGTACCACTTCCGTTTGTGGAAAGAACATATCCGTTAGTCCCTCCGTCGACTGGAAGTGTAATCGTATATCCGCTAGCAAGAGTCGGGGATTCGATGGTTACATCATTAATTCCACCTCCATTAATTTTTATTCCTGCCGCGAAACCAGCTATTTGAGAAAACTCAGTATTAGCAGTCACATCAAGATTGGCTGATCCAGAAATAGGTCCTATTGTAAATCTTTCTGTATCCGCAACACCTATTATCGATGCGTCGGCGAGGGTTACATTTCCTCCAACCGTTAGGGTGGTTAATATCTTTGCGTCACCACCTACGTCGAGTGTCGCTGTAGGAGCTCCAGCCGTTTTGACCCCAAGGCCTCTTGTGGCTTCATCTAGATAAAGTATGTTCAGATCAGAGTTATCCCTGAAGGTAAGCCTTCCTCCTTCTGGAATGTCGGCAGTTCTAGTAGTGTCAGAAAACGTGATGTCATCACTCTCGAACGTATTAACAGCCGCCTGAGCACGAGCGTTAGTGAAGTACAGGTTAGTACTGCCCTCAGGCACCTCGTCAGTGTCTTGCTTGTGCGTTGGTCTAATGATAATTCTGCCAGAGTTCCCAGGGCTTGTGGTCAAGACAGCGGCAAGGAGTATGCTATGTCCATCGGCAGGGGGAGGCTCTGTCTTAGTTACTCCGCCAGGAGTATCTGGGTCGAGGTAGAGAAGGTCTCCTTGTGAGAATGAAGTCTCGCTGTAGCCAGATAGGTTGTCAAGCTTCCCGAACCATACTACGTAGCCCCAATCATTGAGATCCATGTCCTGGGCTGCAAACCCAACAACCCACTCTGGAATAAATCCAGCAGCTGATTGATCGGCTTTATTAAAAAGCAATCCGCTCCCCGTGGAGCCCCCGAACATGACTACGTCACCCTTAGAGATGGCTTCGGCAGCCTTGCCGTAGAACACATTTTTCTCCCCAAGCTCTATAGTTACCCCGCTAGCGTTGGTGTAAGAGATTGTCTTCTCATCGACATCATACCCCAAAGACCCAGCAGCCTCTGAAAATTCGTCTTGGAAGTTTATAACATACCCGTTAGCTTGCAAGTCGCCGCCAAGTGCTGGGGATACATCCTCAGACACAGAAGCAAGCCTATCGGCCCAAGTGGTGTCGTAATCAGCATTAGAGGTCTTTACCAAGGATTGACCAGTAGTGCCACCAGGCGAGACCCCCTCTCCAGGAGCGCCCTGTGTACCGCCTTCAGCAGTTATCGGAGCGACTACAATAGGCCGCTGCTCTGGAGTCGATATGACAACTTTTGTAACCGAATCTGGAGCGGCCACATGGACTATCAGCGGATCACCAAATGTCAGGTTAAATTCAGACATGTTATGTAGTCAGAGTTATATCCTCTATAACGGTAAACACTCCGTGAAGGAAGGTCTCAACTATAGGTGTGGCGTCGGTGCTTTTGTGCTGCAGATCATAAACATATTGACCAGAAACAAGATTCATAATGGACGCAGCTATAGTGATTGTAAGCTCTGTTCCGTCGTCGTTGTAAACAAAGCTAACGCTCGACGTAGCTATGATTGGCGACCCACCGTTGTCGTCAGCAGTTTCGCGAACCTCCATCTGCCACCCACCAACTGGCCTAGCGGTACTTTGATCAGCGTCGAAAGTAAGGGTCACTTTAAATGTGTCCCCCTTTCTGCACTTTATATCAAGTCTAGAAGACTTGTCTAGATTAATGTTTGCCATTATTGCAAAAGGTCATTTACGTTTACTGATCCTGATTCTTCCAATTCACCCCTACGGCCTTGTCGCTGAGAGATGAGCTTGGACTGTTTGGTGGCTTGATGATCAACCCGTTCATCTTTTCTATCCTCTTTAAGAACTTCAAGCTTTTGCTTGAACTCTTGATCTTCAGTTCTAAACCCGAGTGTAGCCTGAGCCTTAATCAACTCCACTTCTTTGCGCATCTCATGCTCCATCTGCATGCGCTGGGCTTCAAGCTGAGCCTTCATCTCTTCCATACGCATATCAAGCTGAGCCTTAAGCTGCATCTCCTGAGCCTTGGCTTGTGAAGCAGCCTGAGCCGTCTGTATGTTAGCCTGAGCTTGTGCTTGAGAGTTGGCCTGAGCCTGCTCCATCTGCTGCTTAATGCGCTTCTTGCGCCTGACAACAAGCAAGCGCTCGGCCTGATCCACATCTCTAAGCTGCCTAATAGCTATAGCGTCTTCAATATCAATCTCTTTTTGAGAAAGCGCTATCTGTATGTTCTGCTCCAAATAAGCTCTATCCTTATCGTCCATCTGCTTCTTCACTACAACACCGAAGTTGTACATAGGAAGCTCTGCAAACGAAGTGATAACGCCCATGTTGGTTGCTCCAACGGCGTTTTCGTAGATGGAGTACAAGGGGGAGTCTCCTGGGAGTATCTGCAAGCACTTAATAACATCCTCTACAACTCTCTTGTAGAGCATCATAGAGGAATGAGTTACATCGTAGATAGCGTTGTTACCTCCAGCTATAGCTTGCTCTCTCACACCAACCAAGTCTTCACTCTTTGGTGTAGAACCGTCCATAGCTTCGTTTATGCCTGTAGCATCACGAATCATACGGAGATAATGATTGTACAAACCAATAAGTTCGTTGATGTTTCGTATGGTGTTGTCCAAAGGACGAACGGGTGGGTTTTGGAAACCACCCTCTGGATTCTTACTTCTGTAGTAGAAGACACCAGTCTGCTCGTAGATATCCTGAATCTCCAACGGCTGAAGCTCACCGCCCCTGCCGAGCTGCACATTATCCAATCCTTCGATGTCTACAATCAATCCATCAGGCTTGGCCTTAGCGACCGCCTGCTGGATTTTAAGGTGGGTGAGCTGAAGCTGGTCTGCAAAACCAGTGATGCTCCCCACAATAGACTTAGGCATCATACGGCGGAGGTTCGTAGCAACGGCAGAGTAAGAGAGCCTAGCTCTAGAGATATCGTGAATGTTCTTAGGGATGTTGGTCTTAATCCCGTACCCGTAGATATAGTCGGTTCCTACGATGTACTTTCCTCCGTAAACCGTGCCGTTCTCCATCTTGTGAGACTGACGCTCGAAGACAGAGCTCTTAGGCTCTGAGTAAGACTCCCCCTTAAAGAAGAAGTTCTTATTTCCGAATCGGTTCTCTTTGTCCTCGAAGTACATGCAATCAACAGAGAGGAACTCGAAGTCGAGAACCTGAACTCTGTATTCGTCGTACCCGTACACCATGCGATCTCTCTTGTCGTCATGGTACTTTCTACCGAAGACAGAAGAGTCGTTGCTGAACTTACCAGCTACTTGCTTAGCGAGCTTCTCAAACTCTTCTTCAGTGAACTCATTCCCCGCGACTCTTTTGAGCTCCTCTATAGTGATGGTCTTTACGTGACCAGCATATACAAGGTCTTTGAAGTTGGGGTCTTCGGTGTAGCTGTGAACAAAGTCACTTGGGTCTACGTACTCCGTAGAAATCCCGTAGTTTGGATCGTTCTGTCTCTTGACAACAGCCATGCCTAGAGTTACGAGATCGTTGACACAGCGACGGAAGGTGGAGTCGTTAAAGTCGTTCCACTGCAACGTTATGTCTGTGGCAACCTGAGCTGCTATCTCAGCATCGGTCTTTATGTTGGTGTCGATAAAGATTTCAGCCTCTTCGAGCGTGTCTGGTATCTGGCTTGGGTCTGACTCCATCTTGATGCCAGACTGATTCATCATGGAGTACAGATCCTTGTTTCTAATCTGAGCCTGAAGCTTGCGCTTCTTAGCGTCTTTCTTGCTGCTAGACAGAGGATCGATAGCCTGAAGGTTAGGGTATGGATCTGAAGAAAGAATCTTGTTTACAACAATTTTGACGAACTTCGGCACGATAGGTACTGGAGCCCAGTCCAGATTCAAAAGAGTCCCGTCACCGTTATTGGGGTCGAGACTATTAAGAATCTGCTTGTATATTGTAGTGTCCTGCGTGCCGTTAGCATAGTCGCGGTTTCTTTCGAACTCGCGACGGCGCTTTTGGTATGTTGCAGACTCATCGTCTATTTTTCCCCAGTTACTCTCAATGGCTTTTGCATACTTAAGGCCATACGACTTCTGCAACTTCTCCGAGGGGAGAGCCAATGGATCTGGAAAAGTCCTAGACTTTTTATTGTTGTTGTTGTAGGACATTTACAGTATTGCCTTTATAGCACAAATATAGTGTAAATACGATAACGTCTTAGGCGTTGGGCTTGTAGCGCCGAAAGAACTTCTTGTCGTCAAAATTACTGACCTTCTTTTCTACCTTAACTTTTTGCGCAGCTAAGAGGGCGAGGCCAGAGCTAATGGTCAAGTCAAACTTAGTTCTCTTGTCTATACGATAGCCTATCCAGTCCTCAAGAGTCCTGTTGAAGTACATGTTCCCAACGCTTCCATCAGCCCTCTCACCTACGTGTTCAAAGATGTATTGCTCAATAGCCTGGGCGTGAGCATGGATGACATCTTGCGAATTCGAAGGTATACCCTTGGTTCTTACGTTGGCGCTGCTTCCTGGGGGGCGCAAGTGGTCTGGCCTGTTCATCACATAACCATCGTAACCCCTTGATTCAAAGTACCTTACGATGCCGTACTTGTTGTTTTCAATTAAGAGTGGGTACCCATAAAAGAAAGCAGCCATTAGAACGTCTTCGTAGAAGATCTTAGCTAGGTCAGGACGCGAGGCATACTCCACAACAAACATGTTAGACGGGTGTGTCTCAGTCATGCTGAACTTGTTGTACAAGTGCAGAGCGCCTTTAGACCCCCTACCGTCAACGACAGCGTCAAGATCGTATGAGTCAACACCACCGCACCCAAGGTGATCAAATGGAGGTACCTTCTTGCCACCGTCTTCTTTGACGACGTTACGCATCTCTTGCGGAGGCATCCACGAAACCCTAAATCTTCCGTTAGGATCTGGCGTAAAGGCAACCTCCTTGTCCATCTCCTTCCATAAGAAGTTGCCACGTACCACTGGGTTCGGATATAGGTCTTCGTTACTGTCTATTTGTTGATAGATCTTTCCGATGTTAAAGATGCTCCCCTCTACACTATCTCTAAAGGCCTCTTCTTCAGTAAACGGGAACTGCCTCACCACCTCGTTAAGCTCCGAGGCATCAGACTTCAGTGAGTCCCTTTCGTTCCTGAGGTACGTCTTAGCCCCTTGAGTAACTGGATCACCATCAATACCGCTGACATCCTTATCAGGATCTTCAACGACTGGATTTCCGTGCTTGTCAAAAAAACCTTCAAGAGCGTCATAAGCAGGTATGAAGATACGATAGAGGCCGCTCTTAGTTCTGCCGTTAGCGTTACGCTCAATAGGATTGCTATCCTCCCAAAGGGCCTTGTACTCCTTGCCTCCCTTATCCATAGGGTTGACAGTACTTCCGACAAGAGCTTTGCCAACCACTCTCTTACCTACAATAAGGCATGTGCGTTCAATGCGCCATGCGTCGCGAATGTCGACAGGCTTCTCCCACTTGCCAGCCTCATCAAGGTATAGCATGTGCAGCTTCTCACCGTCGTATGCGTTGTTAGTGGTATTCTTCCAGTTGATGACTGTATTCAAGGCGTCGCCCTTGACCGACGTCTTGTTCTTTTTCGTGATCCTTTTAGAGGGCTCACGAAAAGCAAGCTCCATACGGGGGTTGGTGGTACCGTCTTGTATAGGCTTGAAGAAGAATGGGTACGATTTAAAAATCGGCACCACTTTCTTCATGAAGATGTTCTCCTGAGAGTCTTTACCAGTCTTCGATTGTATTCCGAGAAGCTTATCCTTAACCTGCGTAGCTTCGTCGACAAGAACAGAAGAACAGATATTAGTGTACCCAGAACGGCGACACTTAGTATAAAGCTGACCGAGACAACGGGGATCAGCTTCGCACGCAGCCATGTGAAGAAAGATTTCACGTTGGAAGGCAAGATAGTAAGGATATCCGATATCAATTTTCGACCACTGGAGAAGCATGTAGTGTCTCCCTGTAATATATGTAGGGACGCCAGCATTGTAAAACCAAACACCGTTACGCCTGCGCTCAAACTCCTTTTCGATGTAGTTAGAAAACCTCTTTCTAAACTCCGAAGGCTTCTCGAACCACTCATCCATAGATCGTATCTTTTGCAACTCTTCGGGCATAGGAATGCGTCGCCACATCTGCATAGCCTTTGGTTGGTCATGGAAGAGAATTTCAGATCGCTTTGGTTTTTTCGGTAGCACAACGAGTAGCCCGTGGAGCTCAATACTTTCTCCTTCTGTAAGGTTAGGGTCGATCTTGATCCCTTTATCTTCATATCCATCTATGTCGATTAGCGTTGACATCAGTAGCTCTGACCGAGTTTATTCATGCGACCGAGGGAGGGGACACCGCTCTTTGGGTTCTTAACCTCCATATACTTTCCGCAAGGACACTTGATGTCGTGATATGCACCGTCTTCACCAAACCGAATGGTGAC